GTGAGCGGAGAGGATCGGGACGCTGCCCGGGACGCTGCCGGGGACGCTGCCTGGGACGCTGCCGGGGACGCTGCCTGGGACGCTGCCGGGGACGCTGCCTGGGACGCTGCCGGGGACGCTGCCGGGGACGCTGCCTGGGCCGCTGCCTGGGCCGCTGCCTGGGACGCTGCCAGGGCCGCTGTCAGGGCCGCTGAACGCACCTGGCAGTACCGCCGGTTCTGTGAACTGTTCGGATTGGAGGCATGATGCTGTATCGGAAATGCTGGAACACTAAAGCCAACATGGATCAAAAGGGCGGTGTTTCGTGGTGGTGTCCTTGCCACAAGTCACCTCGCGGTTTGGTGCGGGTGGTGTGGCGTTGCGAAACCTGTGACGGCACCGGCAAGCTTCTGCCGATGAGAAGCATGACGTTCCCCCACGTCGAGGGTTCTCTCGAATGCTCCAGTTGTGGCGGCACCGGATGGGTCGCCAGCGACGAAGCGTACATTGAGTCACGCCAGTTTGTGCCCATGTCTACTGCCGGTTGGGAGACGCCGGGCCGGTTCGCTGTCGTGATTCCGCTGGGAGGGGAGGAACCAGCATGATCCTGTATCGGAAATGCCCGGAAGCCTCGTTGATCCAGAACAGCGACCTCACGCCAATGGGTTGGTACTGCTCCTGTCATCAGTGGTTCGGTGTGCCGGTGGTGTGGCGTTGCGAAACCTGCAACGGCAGCGGCAAGGGCTGCTGGTTGGCTGCTGACGAGATTGAGGATTCGCTCCATGAACCGTGCCGAGATTGTGGCGGCACCGGATGGAAAGCCGAAGCCCCGGCGACCCTCAGAGTGATGGGATCATGGGCGGTCGTGGGGAAGCCCTGGCAGGGATACTCGGGGCGGAGCGAACTAGCCGCCGTGATTCCGCTCAGCCCGTTGGGGGAGGAACTAGAGGAGACGCCGAGGACTGCCGACGAAATAGCCGAGTATCTGCTAGGGGAGGAACCAGCATGACCCCGAAGAAGAAACGACGTGGATTCTGCCGAATCAGACATTGGTGGACACCCCAAGCGTGGGGCCACGATCCGGGGAGCGAGATCGCGGCGTATGTTGTGTCAAAGCGGTGCCGCCGGTGCGGCCTGATCGTCATAGTGGACGCTTGGGTAGGCGGGGAGGAACGATGACCCCAACAGCATGGTGCTGCTACGACCTGCAAGAGTGGATCACTTACAACTCTGAGGAATGGGCTGAAGAATACGGAGCCGATTGGCCCACGGATCGGTGCCCGTTGTGTGCCAGGCATGTGTCGAATCGTGGTTGTGGGTGGCGGCTGCTCATCAACCCCGACGAACCTGACACCATCGACAGGGCACTAGCTGCCCTAGCTGACGCCTACCCTGACGGTGATCCCGCCGAGCATCGTTTCGTAGTGGCGTTGCTCTTGGACGCTTGGTCAGGGGAGGAACCAGCATGAACCAGGGTTGGAAGTGTCCGACCTGTGGCCGTGTATGGTCGCCGCTGTTCGACGGGCCATGCACCTGCACGCCGAGGTGCCCGCCTCACGACTTCGACGGCGCGTCGGACCACAGTGTTACGGGCGGTCGATATTGTCGTCGCTGCGGAACGCCGGAGAGGTGAGGGGAGGAACCAGCATGAACGCTGATAGCACCGACACAACGCACTGGGTCTACCAGCAACCCGACTGCCGTATCTGCGGCGACAAGCGAGTGGTGCTCGGCCCGTGCCCTGACGGTCCCCGGTGGATCGGGGGGATGCAGGCGTCGTGTTGCGTGGCTCATTGGGTGCCGTGTCCAGCGTGCGGGCGGAAGGTAGGGGAGGAACCAGCATGAAGTCACCCAACCCTGGCTCCGTCGAAGCCCAGGCCCAGGGCTGCACCTGCCCGGTTCTCAACAACAGCCGTGGGCTACGTGCACCGTGGCCTGGCTGGTGGATCACCGAAGGCTGCCCCATACATGACACAAAGACACAACCATGACTGATGCTGAACTCCGTGCACGAGCACTCCAACGCGACGGATGGTGCCGATGGCCCGGCTGTCCCAACAACGCCACCGAACTCGCCCACCTCCACAGCAAAGGCATCGGCGGCCGACCGTCGGCACAAACACTGGACAACGTGGCGATGATGTGCCCAGACCATGCCAGGATCAGCGACGGCGAATACGGATCGGGTGGCCGGGCACAGTATGAGCGGGAACATCGGAAGCTGTGGGAAGCGGCAGCGTGGTTTGTGCCGGCATCGCCGCCGAAAGCGGAGTGGGCGTGGTGGCGGGCCGAAGCGTTACACCGGCTGCTATGAAAGGCGGGCCACGTGTCTGCTGGATACACCGATCACCCGTATTCCATCATGCCCGATACCATCAGACACCGGCCGGGCTCGCCGTACCATGCGGCACGGTCGTCCACTCGCAGCTCTCCCGTGCGCAGGAAGGCAACGCCGCCACCGCCATCAGCCTGGGTTTGCGTCCCTGCTGCCGCTGCTTTCCGTTACGGGCCACACATTAGGTTCTCGCAGCATCTTTGCACCGAACCGTATCCGACTACTAGCATCAGCCCGGCCGCCGTTAGAAGGGACTACAGACGATGTACGACCCGGACGACTACGAACAAGAATACTGCACCGAGATGGCGGTTGTCGGCTACCTCGCAGGGTTCGCCCTGATCCTGGCCGTGTTCGCCGCCGTCCTGTGGATCTGCTGCTAAGTGTTCGACCCGCCCGCCAAAGCAGGAGGCCAGTACACCTACCTGCACCGCAACGGCCGCATCGTCATCGACGACGCGTTGACACGGCAGACCCGCGCCGACCTGGCCCGGTTCGTGGAAGTCTGGTACGACGACCGCCGCGTCCACTACGGCACCTACGACATGGCCGGTGCCACCACAGTCTCCCGACTTGTCAAAGCAGCGAAAGAGACGGCCGGTGCACCGTCGATGCCGTGGCAGGAATGGATCACCTGGATCGTCTACGACGTCATCGAACGATGGCGAGAAGGCGAACCCGCCATCCGCCTCCACGCCGTCAAACCCGGCAAACATGGCTGGCTGCTGGACAGACTGATCGGAGACGTCGGAGCCACATCGATCATCGCCGCCGGCGGATCACTCAAATCGATGCTCGCCATGGCCGCCGCATTGACCGTCGCCTCCGGCAACCCTGGCATCCTCGGCCTGAAACCACACGTCACCGGCCCCGTCCTCTACCTGGACTGGGAAGCCGACGCCGACACCCACGCCGACCGCCTCCACGCACTCACCCGCCCTATCGGCAACATCGACTCAACAGGTATCGTCTACCGGCAAGAACACCGGCCGCTCCGATCAGCCACCGCCTCACTCGCCCGTCTAGTAGACACTCTTGAGGTGGCGATGATCGTCGTAGACAGCGTCATGTTGGCCCGTGGCGGCGACGCGTTCGGCCCGGAAGACACCGTGGCGATGTTCGCGGCGTTGCGGGAAATCAACCGGCCCGCCCTGCTGGTGGACCACAAGTCCAAAGCGACGAAAGCCACGAAAGGTGCCGGAGCCTACGGCAGCGTGGTGAACGAAAACTCGGTGCGTCTGGCGTGGGAGGCGGAGCTGTTAGACCTCGGAGAACGCGACACCTACGGGTTGAACCTCTCCATGTACAAGTCCAACAACGTCGGCCGCATCTCCGATCACACATGGATGGTCACATTTTCCAACGGCACCGACCCGAAAACCATCCACTTCGACCTGACCTCCCACGACGAGCTCGAAGCCGGCGTCACCCAAGAACGACGGATGCTTCACCACCTCATGCTGCATGGCCCGGCCACCACCTCTGAACTGGCCGCTGCGTTGCATCTCACACCTGAGCATGTTCGCAGCCTCGCCGGACGGTTAGGCCGTCAGATTATGACTCGGAAGCAGGGACGGGAGAATCTGTGGCTGCTTGAAGGCGACCAGGAGGAGCTGCCAGATGCCTTCTGATCTTGTTGCGGTTCACCTATCCGCAACATCATGTTGCGTTTCCACAATCAACCGCAACAACTCAACAAACATAAAGGTTTTCATGTTGCGGTTCCGGCAGGCCGGGCAAACCGCAACAACAAGGGGGACTATAAGGTCCCCTTGTTGCGGTTGCGTGTTGCGGTTCGGGCCATGACAGGAGTACCAGGGACACGGTTTATGGTGAATGGTGTTTCGGTGACGGACGGGTCCACGGTGGATCTGGTGTTGGACGTGTTGGAGACACATTTCGGTGAATGGTTCACGGTGCGTGATCTGATGTTCGAGGTGCGACGGTACCGGCCTGGCCTGGCACGGGACACTGTGTACCGGGCGATTCGTCGTGTGGCCGACAGCGGGTTGGTGGAGCGTCGTATCGGTGGGAGGGTGCCGCAGGGTGGTTCTCGGTTGTTGATGTTGCGTGCGTCGGGGAGGTGGTATCTGTGAGGCCGAAGGATCAGGGTACCCGCTGGGAGACAGCGATTGTGGATGCGGCGAAGGCGCATGGGTGTGATGCGTGGCGGCTAGCACCTGCCGGGGCTCGGGATGTTGGTGATGTTGTTGTGCGGACACCGGATGGCGACCATTACATCGTTCAGGCGAAGGATAGGCAGGCGTTGAACATCCATGAGTGTCTCGGTGAACTACTCGGCCGGGTGTCGGAGCGGCCTGATGAGCCGTTTGCGGTGACGGGGGTGGGGGTGGCGTGGAAGCGTATGCTTAAGTTGAGGGATGGTGAGTTGCGTAGGCGTCGTGCTGGGCCGCCGGTGGTGGCTGTGTCGTTGGAGGAGTGGTTGGAGCTGATAACCCGATGACCTGGATGCTCGCCCAAGCTGATGCTCGCGCTCTGCCGCTTGCGGACGATTCTGTGGACCTGATCGTGTGTTCACCGCCGTATTGGGGGCTCCGCTCCTATCGGGATGGTGGTGAGCATTATGACGGGCAGATCGGCTCCGAGGACACGCCGGCACAGTTTGTGGATGAGTTGGTGGGGATGATCGACGGGGAGTGGCGGCGTGTGTTAAAGCCTGTGGGGTCGTTGTGGTTGAACTTGGGTGACAAGTACGCCGGATCAGGCGGGCCGGGCACGGTGACCTCGTATCTGAAGTCGCCGCAACAGGATCGGACGGGATTTGCCGGGCAGTATCCGAAAGGTGTTGAGGCGGCCCGTCCGAAGTCGCTGCTCGGCCTCCCCTGGCGTGTCGCTCTCGCTTTGATTGATCGTGGCTGGATCCTTCGTGCCGAAGTGATCTGGTCGAAACCGAACGGCCTGCCGGAATCCGTGACCGACCGGGTACGCCGCTCCCACGAGACTTGGTTTCACTTCACCTTGGAGGCCCAGTATTTCTCGGCAGTAGACGAGATCCGAGAGGAGTACCGCACCGACCTCACCCGTGAACCCCCAATCGGCGGCACCCGGATCACCGACGAAACTGACAACCGCTACTCCGGCAACACCCCCGAACGTGCTGGCCTCGGCCGTCTCCCCGGCAGTGTGTGGACGATCCCCACAGAACCTCTCAACATCCCCGAAACCACCCGCCAACACCTCGGCCTCGTAGACCACTTCGCAGCGTTCCCGTCGGAATGGCCCCGCAGGCTGATCCTCGGATGGTCCCCGAAGGGCGGAACCGTCCTCGACCCCATGTGCGGAACCGGCACCACCCCCTCCGTCGCCCACTGGCTCGGACGCCACGGCATCGGAACCGACCTCTCCGCCGACTACCTCAAACTCGCCCGCTGGCGCATCGAAATCGGCTACGACGCCAACAAAACCCTCCAACGCACCCACCGCGATCGGCAAGGCCAACTCCTATGACCTGGCAAGACGAAGCCGCCTGCCACAACAGCTTCGACCACCGGGCCATGTCACCCAACTTGGACGACCAACTCGGCTTCGCCGCCGACTACTGCCGACAATGCCCGGTACGACCCGACTGCTTCCACCACTGGCACACACACCGAGACACGATCCCTGTCGGAGTATGGGGTGGTATACCTACGTCACGGTTGGATGGCGGCCGGGAACGTTCCCGCGAGGTGGGGTGGCAGCAGACACGGGTTGGGTTGCCTACACTACGATTCGGGTTGAAAGGGGAACGCCTCGATGATGACCGGAACGCCTGATTGGATAGTAGGTCAAAACGTCAAAGCCCGCCGCAAACTAGGTGGACTGAACCAATCGGACTTCGGAAACCTACTAGCCTTGGTTGACCGACGCGAAAGCCGTACCTGGGATAAGAGCACCGTCAGCCGCCTCGAACGCGGCCAAGTCTCAATCGACTTCCATCTGCTTGTCGGGTTGGCACGTCTCCTGTCATGCTCGCCTAGGCAACTCTTGAACCCGCCCGACGGAACAACGCAGATAGCCGTGGCCGGTACGACCCTCAGCAGGCGTCGCTGGTCTTGGTGTCTAGACTTCGAAGGCGACGACGAACCAGATAGCAGCGAGTGACCTTATGGCACAATGCACAGCGAAAGCCAAATCCACTCAGGAGCGTTGCACGAGGCCGGCGATCAAGGGGGGGACGGTGTGCCGGTTTCATGGTGGCGGTGCTCCGCAGGTGAAGAACAAGGCGTTGCAGCGGATTTTGGAGGCGGCTGATCCGGCGGCTGCGGAGCTGATCCGGTTGGCGACCGGGTCGAAGGATGAGCGGACTCGTCTTGCTGCTGTGCGTGATTTGTTGGATCGTGCTTCGGTGAAAGCCGAGGTGGGGGAGGAGGGCAAGCCGAAGCGTCTGATCATTGAATGGCCCGAGTAGATGCCCCTAGACGAAGCCTCCTTCCGGGTCGCCCTCAAAGAGTCCACGAGGCCAGTGGCCGCCGTAGCCGAGTGGCTCCGGTCTACCTATCCGATGTGGGACATCACCGTGCCCGACGTGAGGGTACGCCCCGACCGCAGCCAACGAGACGCCTATGCTGACAGCGGCGACATACTCATTGATCGAGGATTCGGGCCAGAACGAATAGAAGTCAAAGGCCGGGGCTGCGCCTTTACTGACGAAGCTGACTTCCCGTTCCCTGACGTGTTCGTAGATAGCGCATACCACATCGACAACGCTGACCCGTTCCCGGTTGCCTGGTTCTTTGTAGACCGGGACTGTTCACATGCTGGCATCGTCCCGGCCAAGACACGGTCATTGTGGAAACGTCAGAACCGCTACGACCGGCAACGTCGCCACTCCGAGGACTTCTACTCGGTGCCCCTATGGGCGGTGTCATGGATCAACCTGACATAGAGATTTGGAAGCCCGACCTGCACGACGGCCAGAAGATCGTCGCTCGCTCGCCTGCCCGGTTTAGGCTTCTCGCCGCCGGCCGACGCTGGGGCAAAACCCGCCTAGCCGTTCTTGAGGCTTTGAAGGTCGGGTTGGATGGTGGCCGGGCATGGTGGGTGGCACCGTCGTATCCGATGGCCCGTGAAGGATGGCGACCGTTAGCGAAACTCGCTGCGACCGTTCCTGCCGCCAGGGTCAACCGTACTGACCGGACGGTAACGTTCAGCAACGGCGGCATGGTCGAAGTCCGTTCCACCGACGACCCCGACTCGCTGCGTGGTGCCGGCCTCGACTTCGTCGTCTTGGACGAGTGCGCGTTCATGCGCCAAGAGGTAGGCGAATCCGGTAAGGCGATCTGCATGGCCTGGGAAGTCCTACGCCCCGCACTAGCCGACAGGGAAGGCCGAGCCTTGTTCATCTCCACGCCGAAGGGTGTCGGCAACTGGTTCACCGACCTCTACGAAACCGCCGAACACTTGGACGGGTGGGAACGCTGGCAATTCCGATCCATCGACAACCCGCACATCAACCCCGCCGAGATCGAAGCCGCCCGCCTCGAAATCGGCAGCCTGATGTCGTCGCAGGAGTTCGACGCCGAGTTCGTCCAACACGGCGGCGCGATGTTCAAAGCTGAATGGGCACGGTATTACCGGCCGCGGGTGAAGGACGGGCTGCTCTGGTTTGATACGGGTGAGGAGCTGGTGGACTACCGGACCTGTGAACGGTTCGCCACCGTTGATCTCGCCGCCTCAGTCAAGGAGACAGCGGATTACACGGTGATCTTGTCAGCGGCGGTGCATCAAGGCCGCCTGTTTGTGATCGACGTGCAACGCCGCCGCCTGGAGGGACCGGACATTGTGCCGGCGATCCGTGACTCGTTGGAGCAGCATGATCTCGGTGTAGTCCATATCGAGAAGGCCGGGTTCCAACTGTCACTGATCCAGGCTGCGAGACGGGACGGGTTGCCGGTGAAGGAACTGACACCGGATCGGGATAAACGGGCGAGGGCTCTCCCGTTGCAGGCCCGCATGGAGGCTGGGGACGTGTGGTTCCCGAAGGATGCGGACTGGTTGGGTGAGTTGCAGCGGGAGTTGTGGGCGTTCCCGGCGTCGTTGCATGATGATCAGGTTGACGCGTTGGCGTATGCGGCTAACGTGATGGGACGCCGTAGGGGGAGGGTTGAGTTGCCTGCCAGTCTGGGTGAAGCATTGAAGTCCAAATCGATCCTGCAACCATGAAAGGGGGACAGTGTGGAGCAGCGACGAAAGCCGATACCACCGGCCGGGCCGAAGCGTGTCCTGATTCCATATGACCCGGTGCCGGTTCTTGCAGAACTATTGACCCGCATCGAGCGGCGTATGTCGAACCCGCAGTACATCAGGGACTATGAATGGGACGACGAGTATGCCCAGTGGCGTCCGGTGTATGCGGGCGAACCCGAAGTTGTGATCTCTGAACGTCAGATGTGGGCGCTGTGTCGTCTGCTGTTGGGTCCGATGAGATGATCGCTCCGAAGCTGCTCGTCTACAGCACAGGCCGCTCAGGCACCAAAACCCTTGCAGCCACCCTCGCAACACTCTCATGGAACACCCGAGTAGCCCACGAAGGACTCGGTGACCCGATCCTCGCCTGGCAAGCCCAATACGCCCACGGCGAAATCAGCCACGAAGAAACCGTCCTCAACCTGCGACGCCTCAACTGGCCCACCGTCGCAGTCTCCTACATGTACACGCCGCTGCTACCAGCGTTGCGGGAAGCGTTCCCGACATGCCGGTTCGTGTGGCTGTGGCGCAACCCCGAGCAGGTGGCGGCGTCGCTGATCCGCAAAGGCTGGTACCTACCCTCCGATGATGATCTGCCGCCGGTGCGTGAATGGGACCGGGCCGACAAGTCGTGGTGGTTGTGGCCGCAGAACTGGCGTGTCCGCGGCGACCTTGTCACCTGCGATTGCCGTGTGGATGATTGGGCTGCTATGGGGCAGGAGCAGCGGGTGTGGTGGTGGATTGGTTATGTGGATGGGCACGGTTCACCCGAGGAGTTGTTGCGGTTGGAGGATGTGTCGTGGGTGTCGGCGGCTGGGCTGTTGAAGTCGGCGGGTGTTCAGGTGGATTGGTTGCCTGGTCATCGTGTGCCGTGGGTGTTGGATAACCCGGAGTCCGGTCGCGAAGACTGGGACGGACCATCGACCTGAGCGGCAATGGACCGTATGGTATCGTTGCACCAGTCGACCAAGGTCACCTATGCCGCGAGTCCACGACCCAGAAACCGGCCGCTTCACCACCCCCGAAAAACTTGCCTTGAAGAATCTTGAGAAGGCCGCACCGGCCAGGATGGGTGAACTCGGGGTCACCAACAAACATCATCCCGGCCGCAGCATCTACGAAGACTTCCTCCCGCAGCTCCGCGGCCGGCAGGCGATCCGCACCTACACCGAAATGGCATCCAACGACCCGACCGTCGGAGCCATCCTGTTCGCCGTCGAAAACCTTGTCCGGGCCCCACAGTGGGGTGTCGAACCGGAGGATGAGCAGGAGCCGGCGGATCAGCAGGCCGCCGAGTTTGTCGATTCGTGCCTCACCGACCTCGACCACACCTGGGATGACTTCCTTGCTTCGGTGATGACCATGCTGCCGTACGGCTGGTCCGGGTTTGAAGTGGTGTACCGGCGACGCAACGAGCGGGACGGGTCACGGTGGACGGACGGCAAGATCGGCTGGCGCAAGTTCGCCTACAGGCATCAGGACACGTTGAAAGCCTGGGACTACGACGGACAGGATTTGGCCGGCATGATCCAAAGCCTGCCGTCTGGTGGTCAGGTGACCATCCCGACGGATAAGCTGCTGCTGTTCCGCACCGTCAACCGTGGCACCCCTGAAGGCCGCTCCATTCTCCGCAACGCCTACAGGCCGTGGTTCTTTCTGAAGCGGGCCGAGGAGATCATGATGATCGGCCTGAAACGGGACCTGACCGGGCTGCCGGTCGGGAAACTCCCCGCCGAATCGATCGTCAACAACGACACCCTGTACCAGTCGATGGTCGATCAGATCAAACGTGTCGGCCAGGACGAACAGATGGGCGTCCTCCTCGCCTCAGACACCGACCCGGACTCGGGGGTGCCGCTGTTCCAGCTGGACATGCTCGGGTCGCCGGGCAGACCGAAGATCGAACCGCTGTCGGTGATACGCCACTTCTCGTCGCAGATCGCCGCCACCGTCCTCGCCGATTTCATCTTCCTCGGCCGTGACGCGGTCGGTTCTCGGGCGTTGGCTGACCCGAAGCAGCAGCTATTTCAGTTGGCGTTGGATGCGTGGGCTGACGGTATCGCAGAAACCCTGTCCCGGGAGGCGGCCAGCCGCCTGTTGAAGTTGAATGGGATGCCGGGCCGGGTCCGGTTCACTCATGCCCCAGTGCAGGACGTCAACCTCAATGAGATTGGTAGTTTCCTGCGGGATACGGCGCAGGCTGGGATGCCATGGTTCGACGGGATCGAGGAACACATCATCAACCGGGTTCGGGGCATGGCCGGGTTCGATCCGGCACCCGACGATTCTGGACTCGCCAAACGGTTTAGGCCATCATTGGCCCGTGGCACACGATAGGAAGCCTCTCGGGTTCGTACTGAAACACCGGGACGTCCGGCACGGGACGGTTACGGTGCCGTTGAAGTTCTGGCCGTACCCGAAACAGTCGTTGAAAACCTGTCCGGTCTGCCGGGTCGTTCACCATTGGAAGACATATCATCTGACGTTGGTTGACGGTTCGGTGAACGTGTCGGGGGTGATCTTCAACAACCTTGTCAAAGCCGGGGCCGTAGACGGCGAACAGCCGCAAGCCGACGTGCCCGCCCCGCTGCGCCCATTCGAGTATGACGGCCGGATCGAAGCCGCACCTTTGGTGGTCGGCATGGCCCGTGGCCGCATCGTTGACAGGGACGGCAGGGACAGGACACCCCGGAACCGGGGTCAGCTGGTACGAATCTACGAGGACTTCGAGAGTAAAGGATTGCGGCATGGCTAACTTCAAAGCGTTCAACTACGCCGACTTGCAGCTTGGCAGCACAGCGGCTTCGCATTCGCTGCCGAACTGGAAGACAGGTATCTATGCGGTGTTGGTAGACGCCGGCGGTGATGCTCCGTTGCAGACGGATGAGGACACTGCCGACTTCACTGCGGGTGTGGTCAAGCAGACGACGGCGGCGTTGACGTGTACGATCACGTCCGGGGTCGTAGATATCACAGACTTTTCGTTTGTGTCTACGACCGGCAACGAATCCGAGTGGGTCTGTTTTGTGGGTGGGGCGACGGAGGCGTCGGCACCGTTGATGCTCGCCTTCGATACCGCCACCGGCCTGCCTGTGACCCCGAACGGTTCGGATATTGATGTGATCATTCACGGCTCTGGGATTCTTGGCGAAGTGTGACCATAGATCCGCAGGATGTGATCCTCGCGGCTGCGGACAAACTAGAACCGGAGCTGCGCCAAGCGTTCCTTGACGCCTTCGCTTCACTGACGGTGGATGTGGAGGCGGTTGCCGCAGCGATCCAGGCCGGCGACGTCAACGCTGTCCTGAACATGCTGCCACCGCTACAGATAGACCCGGCACCGATCCGGGCCGCCCTTACCGCGGCGGCTGATGCTGCGGCCGAAGCCACCGCCGGGATGATGGGCATGACGTTCACCGGCGTCAACCCGGCCACTGTCCGGTGGATCGACCAGTATTCGGTGCAACTGCTGTCCGGTATCGACGCCGACTCTGATATTGCACGGGCTGTGCGGGCGATCATCCGGCAAGGTGCGGAAGGCCAGTGGGATGTCCGCGACCAGGCCCGGCTGATTGAGCGGCTGGTGCCGTTGACCCGCCGGGACGCTACCGCGGTGGCGAACTTCGCTGCCGGGTTCGACGAGTTGACGGATACGGCGCAACGGTTCATCGACGCGTATGCTCGGCGGCTGTTGCGGGCCCGTGCGGAGACGATCGCCCGCACCGAAACCATCCGGGCGGCGAACCGTGGCACCATCGACCTGTGGGTCCAAGCCCGCGACGATGGGGTGCTGCCACCGGACGCCCGGCAGGTGTGGATTGTGACACCGGACGACAGGCTGTGTTCTCGGTGTGCGGAGATGGAAGGGTTGACGGTGGATGTGGCGGGTGCGTGGTCGGAACCGCCGGGTGGCTTGGGTGCTACGACTCGGGAGCCGCCGTTGCATCCAAGGTGTAGGTGTACGACTGGGCTAGTATTCGACTAGAGATAGCGAGGACATCGCATGGAGATCACCGCCATCATCCCCGCCCGCGGCGGCAGCAAAGGCATCCCACACAAGAACCTTCAAGAACACAACGGCCGGCCTCTCGTCCTCCACGCCGCCAACCTCGCCGCCACCATCACCGACCGGGTCATCATCTCCACCGACGACCCGATCATCGAAACCGTCGCACAACTCCACGGCTACCAAGTCGTCCAACGCCCCGAACACTTGGCAACCGACGATGCCACCATCGATGAACTGGTCGCCTGGTGGCAGCGGGTCCAAGCCGACAACACATGGCTCCTGGTGATCCAACCCACCGTCATCGGCGTCGGACCAGACGAACTGGCAATGATGATCCTCACCGCCGGCGACACCGGCACCGCCATGATCCAAGAAGTTCGGCATCTGCTGTGGGGTTCGCCGGATGATCCGCCAGGAACACGCGACAACCGGCAACGCCTCTCCGACCTCGCCTACCGCGAAATCGGTGTACGCCTGTATCCGCCTGGCATGTCACGGTTGGAGCACGGGTTCATTGTGGAAGGCGTGCATGATGTGGACACACCGGCCGATCTGGCCGCCGCCCGGATGGAGACGGGCCGCCGGGACATTCTCATCTATGTGAAAGGCAACGAAACGGTCGGGTCCGGGCATGTGCGCCGTGCTGTCACGTTGGCGGAGGCGATGCCGTGGCATAACGTCACAATCGAAGCGTTGGATTACGAGGATGAGCAGATGGTGCAACAGCTCGTCCCAGCCCGATATCAGGGCATGTGGGGCGGCGGGCAGGATTTGACGATCACCGATGTACTGGATTCACGGTCGCCGTTCCCTAACCCGTGGATCGCGTTGGAGGATCAGTCGCCGCATACCCGTGCCGCTGATCTGGTGATCAACAGTTTGTACGGTACAAATGCAAACGGTCGCACCCGTACAGGAGCCGGATGGGAGATTCTACGACCGGAGTTCCGGTGGCTGCCAGAACCGAAGTTCACCGACCGGGGCCGTGTGCTGGTGACGTTCGGGGGGACTGATCCGGCACGGTTGACGGAGTGGGCGGCTGAGGCGTTGGACCCGATCGACAATCTGCGTATCCTGGCTCCGCCGGGGGTGGCGTTCAACAATCTGCGACGTGTCCGACATGACGACTGGCTGACAGACCCGGTGATGGCCCGTGAACTGTATGAGGCGGATGTGGTGGTGTGTTCGGCGGGCCGTACCGTGTTTGAAGCGGCCCGTGCCGGCACGCCCGCCGTGGTGGTGGCCGCAAATCCGCGGGAGGCCCGGCATTCGCATCTCGGGGTCGGCAACGTGTTTTTGGGGCAGGCGGCTGCGGTGACGTCGCATCAGCTGTTACACGCTGTTCGAAGGCTGCTCGATAACCGTGCCTTACGTGAGGTGATAGGTAGGGAGGGGCGGGGGTCGGTTGACGGGTGTGGTGTGGAGCGTGTAGTGTTCGAGGTGGAACGACTCTTGAAGGGGATCTAGATGCGTTGCCCATATCATGAAACCGGCACCTTGTTGACCCGCCGCCAATACGTCACCACCTACAAAGTGTTCCCTGAAGGACCACCCGACGTGTCATGGAAGATTGACGGCAAGGTGTGTGAACACTGGCTCGACCCGAAACTACTGACATTGGATGAGGAGTGGGACGACCCGTGGTACATGAAGACCAGCCCGTAGACCACTATGTGCTGGTGATCTCCTGGCATGGCCGCCGAGTCCACAAAGGCATCCGCCGCATCGGCGACGGAGCCTGGTGGGTCACCAAATGTGGCACCGTCGGCACCAGACCGGCGAGGAACGGCAAAGCCTACCGGGCCTGCAAACACTGCTGGCCCACACACTAAGAAAGGGGGTGACGGGGGATGAACCCGGAGGGGACAGTCACCGACACTAAGGGAAGTGCAGACGCCGTAAGTGTCCTCTCCGGGCATCCCCGCCTCATCCTCGAAGCGGGCAACTGCCGCAACAACCTCGGCTGGGCCACCAACGCCGTAGCCGAAGCCGCTTTCTTGGGGGCGTGGGGATTCAAAGTCCAAATGTACCGGCCGGAAACACTCGTCTCCTCCGATGCGCTCACCTACGGTGAAGCCGCCCTACAGGAACCGGCCTACCAAGCCGAAGCGTTCGCTGGGCCGGTCCCGTACCGGCAATGGATGCCGATCAAGGAACTCTGCGACGAATACGGCCTGACGTTCTTTGCGTCGGTGTTCGACTTTGAAGCGGTCGAAGCCTGCGAATACATGCGGGTCGGCTGGTACAAGATCGCCAGTGCGGACATCACACACAGGCCGCTGATCGACCGTGTGGCCCATACGGGTAAGCCGATCATCCTGTCCACCGGCGGCGCAACGTTGGGTGAGGTGCAGGATGCGTTGGATTGGATCGGCCATGACCAAGTCGTCCTGCTCGCCTGCTCGTTGCATTACCCGTCCACAAGGCAGGAAGCGAACCTGTCCCGCATGTGGGCCCTCGCCGGGTTTGGTCTGCCAGTCGGATACTCCAACCATGTGCCCGATATCGAAGCCGTCCGCTCCGCCATCGAGCTCGGGGCGGTGATGGTCGAAACCCACTTTACGATCACCCCCGGTGTAGGCGGCGACCACAACTTCGGGTTCACACCGGCCCAGTTGCAAGACTGGAACAAGCCGCCGGCCGATCCGTTCGATGACCTGTTCGGTCTGCCGTACATGGGACCGCATCCGGGTGAGGAGCTGGCGGTGCGTCGGGCTCGCCGGTCGTTGCACACGGTCCGTGAGAAGGCTCGGGGTGGGATGTGGCGGTGGGACGACTTCGCCTATTTGCGGCCGGGTGATGGTGTGCCGCCGTATGCGGCGTTTGATCTGGTGGGCCGGAAGGTGCATGGCCGGTACAGGGCGGGGGATCGGGTGGTGCCTGCGGAGTTGTGGGAGAATCCGCCTGAGGTGCTGCTCCCCGGTTGACAGTTATTTGACGGCGGTGTAGTGTTGAGGGTGTGAAAGGGGACCAGAACATGACCGTCAACCTGCACGGCGTATACGGCGAAATACCCGCCGACGACACCATCGACCGACTGATCGACGACATCGCCCAACTCCGGCAGCAACTCAACCAGCTGCAACCCACCGGCGAACACGACCGAGACACCTACAACGCCTGGTGGACGATCGGCATGACCGAACAAGCATTGTGGAAGATACAGCGGCGTCTTGGCCGGTTGGCGGGTCTCTCCGTCTCCTCCTAACCGGCCTCCGCAAAGGGTGACCCCCGGTTCAGTCGGTCGGGCCGGGGGTCACCCTTTACCCCAAATCTGGTTGCAGTCTGCAATAGTTGCAAACCGGTTTGTTATAGTGTCCACCGATGGACACAGAGCTCACTGTCCCCATTTCCAAACTCGACCCTGATCAGCGTCTATTCGGCGGCTGGGCCTACATCGCTAAGACCGCCGACGGCCAAGTGGTTGACCATTCCGGGGACGTGGTAGACGACCAAGCCTGGCCGGTGTTGAAGCAGGCGTTCATCGACTACGCCCTTGAGGTGCGTAAAGGCGACGACAACCACCAGTCGTTTGAGGTTGCCGACCTGGCCGAGTTGATGATCTTCGACCAGGAACGCCGCGACATGCTCGGCCTGCCGGACACGATCCCCGACGGCGTCTTCGTCAGCTTCAAAGCCGCCGATTCGCCGGAGGGTGAGGCGTTGTGGCAGGCGATCAAGAACGGCGACCGGCAAGCCCTGTCGATTGTCGGGGCCGGCAGACGCGAGGAACTGGATGCCTAGATTCAGACTGTTTGTAGACAAGATCGTTTCGATTGGTGCGGTCGGTGAAGGCGACAACCCGGAGGCCCGCATCCTGTTCTCGAAACGCAAGTTCGGCAGCGAGGAACGCGACCAGGCCGCCGCCCGTGGCGCAGCCATGCCCGACGGTTCCTATCCGATCCTCACCGAACAAGACCTGCGGAACGCCATCCAGGCGATAGGCCGGGCCAAGAACCCGGACGCAGTAAAGCGGCACATCATCCGCCGCGCCCGCACGTTGGGTGCGACGGGCATGTTGCCGGAAGAATGGACCAAGGACATTGGCAAGGCGACAAGGGAGATCCTTATGGAGTTCGACCTGTCGGCGCTTGACGACGATACACGCACGACCGTTGAGGAGTTCGTTGCGGATGTTGAGCGCCAGCGCGACGACGCGCTCGCAGAGATCGCCAAGCTCCGAGAGGAGAACGATCCAGAGCCCGTCGAGAAGGAACTGCCCGACGATGTGCAGTTGCTTATCAAGGAACGCGACGACCGTATCGCTGTCCTTGAGGAGACTGTGGAGAAGGCAAGGGCCGAAGCGCGTGACGCCGAGTATGTGGAGAAGGCCCGTGAGCTGGAACCGATGCTCGGCAACCCTGACGAAGTCGGCCCGGTGTTGCGGCGTCTCGCTGACGCTGCCCCGGACGACACGGACAGTCTGTTGAACATGCTCAAAGCCGCGGCGCAACTGCCGGAGCTGGCGTCGATCTTCAAGGAGATCGGCCAGGCCGGCGGCGACGAACAGGTCGATGTGGTCGCCAAGCGGGACGAGTGGGTCAACGACTATATGGAGAAGAACACGGACACGTCTATTCACAAGGCCCGTGCCGCGTTCTGGAAGGCCCATCCCGAGTACGCATCGCAGATGCGTGAGGAGGCAACTAGCTGATGGCGTTCAGCCAAGACACAAGCATCATCAGCTTCGTTGCCGGTTCGACGTTCAGTTCGACGTCGCTGTACAAGTTCGTGTGTATCGATAGCAGCGGTCATGTCGTGGACCCGAACTCCACGAACACCGCGAATGCGATTGGCACGCTGTACGGCTACACCTCGACCACGTCGGCGGCCGGTGTCGAAGCTGTCCCCGTCGCTGTGGACGGACTGATCAAGGTGCAGTGCGCCGCTTCAACGATCTCGTTGGGGCAGGCCATCGCCGCGTCGTCCGCTGGGCTCGGGGCTGTCCCATCCACTGATCATCCCGGGTTCGGGTTCGTTGTCTCCGGGTCGTCTGGTGCGGCCGGTCATGTTGTGACCGTCCTGAAGACGCCTGGTGCCGGTGGCCTGACCGCCCAGTTCAGTTGATCATGATGACCGCGACCCAGGACATGGGCGAGAACCACTATCTAGGAGAAACGCATGGCTGAACCGACATTGCAGCAGGTCCATACGGACGCTGCACTGACTGATATCAGCACCGCGTACTTCCTTGAAGGTGCCAACAGGTACGCCTGGGCTCAGGCGTTCCCGATGGTGAACTCGCCCAAACAGTCGAACAAGTACTACACCTTCACAAAGGGTGACCTGTTCCGCACCGAGGCGAGGAAGCGGGCACCGAACACCGAAGCCCCGGTTCGAGACTACGGGCTGTCCACCGACACGTTCTTCTGTGACGTGCGTGCGATCGCTTTCGACGTGTCGAATCAGGTTCGCGCCAACGCGGACCCGGCTTTGGACGTTGAGGAAGACGCAGCCAGGGTGCTGGCGCAGGACATGAACATCGCCCTCGAAGTGGAGTGGGCCGCTACGGCGTTCACGACTTCGGTGTGGGGTACGGACGTCACTGGCGGAACCGACTTCACGCAGTGGTCGGATGCGGCTGCTGAACCGATCGAGAACATCGCCACTGGCCTGAAGACGGTCCTGTTGAACACCGGGTACAAGCCGAACACCCTGATCTTGGGGCCGGCCACCTGGTATGACGGGCTGATGAACCATCCAGACATCATCGCCCGGCTGCCTGACTCGTCTCCGAGGATCGGCACCGAGGCGTTCCTGGCCAACTTGTTTGGTCTGGACAGGGTGATCGTCGCAGACTCGATCCGTAACACCTCGATTGAGGGTGTGACGGCGTCGTACTCCGCGAACCTGGGCAAGCATGCCGTCCTGATGTATGTGCCGCCGTCGCCGGGTCTTAGGACTCCTGCGGCCGGTTACACGTTCAACTGGTCGGCGTACACCAGCCCTGGCGGTGTGGTGACGAAGCGGATCGAGATTCCTGAGAAGGACGCGTATCCGCGTATCGAGGTTGAGACGGCGATGGACTTCAAGATCGTCGGCTCCGATCTCGGGTACTTCTTCTCCGGGGCGGTTGCGTAATGCGACTGCGCGCCACTCGCGGGTCGTTCACTTGGCAAGGCCGCCGTGTCACGGCGGGGCACACATTCGAAATAGCTGAGGACTATCCCCACGCGGACACCTTGAGGCGTCTGTACGGGGCTGTCCCGGCTGATTCGGCCCGCGGGCGGCGCACCCGCCGGAAGCCTGAACCGGAAACGGTGGAGGAACCGGCTTTGAAATCAGAACCCGCAGAGGAGGTAGACGGTGGGAGTTCTGAAACGTACTAGGCCTCTCCTCCTAACTGGGGGAGCTAAGGTCGATGACGACGATTACATCTATTTCGGAAGACGAGACGGCAGCTCAACACTGTCCACATATGATGCCCGGATCGGCTACAGCTCGTCGGATGGTTGCGCCATCTTCACGGCGTACCGGCCGGACGCGGCAACGACTTCATATGGGTATGGACTGAAGTTCGACCTCGACAATCTGTTCATTGCTACCGGGGCACGCAAATGCCGCGGTATCCAGATTTCGGGTGATCGCGAGTCGGCGGTTATGGGCGGCGACGCCCACGACAT